TAATATGTAGTATTACCTAAGCCTAATTGACCTGCATAATTTCTGCCCCAAGACCACATTGTGCCATCTGTTTTTAGAGCCATTGCCCAACCTTCTGCTGCAGCAATACTTGACCAAGTGGTCAATGCACCAATCTGTTTTGGAGAAGAATAATCTGTAGTATTACCTAATCCCAATCGACCAAAGTCATTGTCGCCCCATGCCCATAGATATGGATCAGGGGGAGGCGGTGGAGGCGCAACAAAAGTCCCACCACCAACTAACGTAAATCCAGCTGTAAATTCCATTTGATTATCCTACTAATATATGCGTATTCATATATTTATATCTAATCAAATATAAAGATTTGGTCATCTTTATTACATAACCTATTGACAAATAAGCACTTTTCCTATATAATGATATAATTATTTATTGTGTCTAAAAGGTTTTTAATGAAGTTCTACACTAACGTAAATCAGTATGGCAATCGTATTCTGGTCAGAGGCGTAAATAACGGCAAAACTGTTCAAGAAAAGATCGAATTCAAACCAAGCTTATTTACAAAGTCACAGAAAGAATCATACTATAAGTCGTTATTCGGAGATAATCTTGAAGAAATAGAATTCGCAGATATCAACGATGCCAAAGATTATGTCAAAAGATATAAAGAAGTAGAAAATTATCCCATCTTCGGTAACACAAATTACGCATATCAGTATATCACAAAGACGTTTCCCGACGAAGTAGAGTTCGATATTTCGCAAATTAAAATTTGGTCTCTTGATATTGAGACCTCTGCAGAACTTGGATTCCCCAATGTCAGAGATCCAAAAGAAGAATTGTTATTGATTACGATTCAAGATGCAAGTACTAAAGAGCTTGTGACATTTGGATCGAAACAATTTAAAGTAACAAAAGACAATCATACCTATATTCAATGTAGAGATGAGTATGATCTATTTCAGAAGTTCTTAACATACTTCCAAGAGAATTGCCCTAACATTCTTACAGGATGGAACATTGAGTTTTTCGATATTCCATATTTGTGTTCTAGAATGGCACGTATTCTAGGAGATGATGCTGTTAAAAAGCTATCACCCTGGGGTGTGGTAAATCCAAAAGAGTTTACCCGCATGAGTCGTACAGAACTTATTTATGATATTCTGGGTGTAGCCATTCTAGACTATCTTGATCTGTATAAGAAGTTTACCTACAGTGCTCAAGAATCATATAAGTTGGATCACATTGCCAAAGTAGAACTTGGCAAAGAGAAATTATCGTATGACGAATATACTTCGTTCCGAGACTTCTATAAAAATGATTGGCAAAAGTTTGTCGAGTATAACGTAGTTGACGTAGAACTTGTTGACCAGCTTGAAGACAAGATGAAGTTGATTGAACTGATTCTTACAATGGCATATGATGCGAAGTGTAATTATGTTGATGTATTCTCAGCTGTAAGAACTTGGGACTGTATCTTATGGAATCATTTATGGAAACAAAACATCGTTGTCCATCAGCGAGAAGGTTTGCCCGGTAGACAAATTGTCGGGGCATTTGTTCAAGAACCACGACCAGGCAAATATGATTGGGTTGTTTCTTTTGATGCAACAAGTCTGTATCCAAGTATTATTATGCAGTATAATTTGTCGCCAGAAACACAAATTAGAAAAGCAACAAAGAATGCAGATGTAAATTCATTGTTAAAACAATCTATCAATCTAAATGATCTAAAAGATAACAACTATTGTATGTCTGCAAATGGCTTTTGCTATACCAGAGAGAAGCAAGGATTGTTTCCCGAGATTGTTCAGAAGTTATTTGACGATCGACAAAAGTATAAGAAGTTGATGTTGGTCGCTCAATCTAAGTATGAAGAATCAAAAGATAAGAAGTGGCAAAAAGAGATTGCAAAATATAACAACTTTCAGATGGCTCGTAAGATTCAATTAAACTCTTTGTTTGGTGCATGGGGCAATGAGTTTTTTAGATTCTATGATTCGAATATTGCTGAAGGTATTACGTTGACCGGACAATATATTATTCAGACTGTGGGTGCAGCATTGAATGAGTATTTGAATAAAGTATGTGGTACAAAAGATCACATCTATTCATTTTATTCAGATACAGATGCGTGTTATATTACACTTGACCCATTGGTTCAAAAGTTCTACAAAGATCAACCAAAAGAAAAGATCGTAGAGATTCTCGATAAGATTTGTAATGAGAAGATTGAAAAGGCAATTAACAAGTCATGTGATATGCTTGCAGATTATACTAATGCTTTTGAGACAAAGATTTATTTTAAGCGTGAGGTTATTGCAGATCGAGGCATTTGGGTTGCTAAGAAACGATATGCTTTAAATGTTTATAACAATGAAGGTGTTCAATATAAGGAACCAAAGCTAAAGGTCATGGGATTGGAGATTGTTAGATCATCTACACCCGAACCAGTACGAGACGCTTTGAAGCAGGCAGTTAAATTGGCATTGACCGGAACAGAACAAGAGCTACAAGATTACATTCGAGAGTTTGAAACTAAATATCGTAAATTAGAACCAGAATTAATCGCATTCCCTAGGGGTGTAAATGGAGTCGATAAATATACAGATAGATCATCTATTTATAAACCAGCTACTCCAATGCACGTTCGAGGAGCCTTGCTGTATAACTTTTATTTAAAAGAACAGCAAATAGATAAAAAGTATGAACTTATAAGTGAAGGCGATAAGATCAAATTCATTTACTTAAAAGAACCAAACTTGATTAAAGAAAATTGTATTGCTTTTATCAATGTGATTCCTGAAGAGTTCAATTTGAAGCAGTATGTAGATTATGACACAATGTTTGAGAAATCATTTCTTGAACCGTTAACAACAATATTGAATGGTGTGGGTTGGTCTGCAAAGCCACAAGCAACATTGGAAGGATTATTCGCATGAAAAAATTATTATTAACACTTGCATTTCTATTATGTGCATCTACAAGTTATGCTCAAAAAACTCCACAAGGAGTATTATATGATGCTAAAATTATAAGAGTAACTGACGGAGATACCGTAGTTATTGCCGCACCATATTTGCCGGCTCCTATCAAACCCGAAATTGCTGTTCGAGTGTTTGGAGTAGACACACCCGAAAAAGGGTTTAGAGGACAATGCGATTCCGAAAAACAACGCGGAGAAGCTGCTAGTGTCTTTACCAAAAATGCAATAAATTCCACACAAAAACATCAAGTCATGTTATATGGTTGGGATAAATTCGGTGGACGTGTTTTAGGTGATCTAATTCTAAACGGTGTAAGCCTAAGAGCAGAATTAATTAAAAACGGATTCGCCCGTGAATATTACGGAGATGCCAAACAAAGTTGGTGTAACTAACTATTGACTTTTTGTCATGGTTATATTATAATATTGAAATTACTTAAGGAGTTATTATGTCGTTACTTGAAAAATTAAAGAAAAATTCGACAATCAAAGAAACAGAAACTTTGAGCAAATCCAAATTCTTTGCAAAGAAGGATATGATTCAAACCTCTGTTCCTATGGTTAACGTCGCGATGTCTGGAAGTCTTGAGGGCGGGTTGACTCCTGGTCTCACAGTATTTGCAGGTCCATCTAAACATTTTAAAACAGCATTCTCGCTATTGCTTGCCAAAGCCTATTTGGATAAGTATGAGGATGCTGTCGTTTTATTCTATGATTCAGAGTTTGGTTCACCGCAATCCTACTTTGATAACTTTGGAATTGATCCTGGGCGTGTTTTGCACACTCCTATTACTGACATTGAACAACTTAAATTTGATGTGATGAGCCAAATTAACAATGTAGAGCGTGGCGATCATGTTATAATTGTAGTTGATTCAGTAGGTAATCTGGCTTCGAAGAAAGAAGTTGATGATGCACTTGAAGGTAAGTCTGTTGCAGATATGACTCGCGCTAAACAGATGAAGTCTTTATTCAGAATGATTACACCTCACTTGACCATTAAAGATATTCCAATGGTTGTTGTTAATCATACTTATTCTGAAATTGGTTTGTTCCCTAAACAAATTGTTTCAGGTGGCACAGGCATTTATTATTCTGCAGATCAAATCTTTATTATTGGTCGTCAACAAGAAAAAGAAGGTACAGAAGTTATTGGATATAACTTTATTATCAATGTTGAGAAGTCTAGGTTTGTTCGTGAGAAGTCTAAGATTCCAGTTGAAGTTACATTCGAAGGCGGTATTAGCAAATGGTCTGGTCTATTGGATGTAGCACTTGAAGGTGGGTTTGTTATCAAGCCATCTAATGGTTGGTATTCTTCGGTCAATAAAGAGACCGGTGTAGTATCGGACAAAAAGCTTAGACTCAAAGACACATACACTAAAGAGTTTTGGTTACCAATTATTACATCGCAAGACTTCAGAACTTTTATTGAGAACAAGTATCGTATCGCAGGTGGCGAGATGTTAGGTGCTAGCTTTAGTAACATTGATTTGGATGAGGAATTTACAAATGCCAGTGAAGTATGAACCGTGGGCAATTAAAAATGAAAAAGGTGATCTATGGGGTTTCAAACTTCTGGAAGGTAATTATACCGGAACAATCATCAGTATTAATTCCGTCGAGATGGATGATAAATCTGACGACGGAACCGTTGCACTTGACTTCAACTTTGTCCAAAGACCAAAAGGAAAAACAGAAGAAGATTTAAATTCTGCAGAGTTCAACGGCGTGGTAGCAGACATAATTAACGATATATTAGCAAAGGCAATTAATGAATTCGAAAATCGAACAGGTGATTCTGCAAAACCTGGTAACAGATGATGCGTATATGAGAAAAGTAATCCCGTTCTTAAAGCGGGATTATTTTTTAGAAAATAGTGATCGATTAATTTTTGATAGAGTCAAAGCGTTTATAGATGAGTATAATACACCTCCGAACAAAGATGCTTTGATTGTTGCACTTCAAAATGATAAAACTTTAAATGAAGAACAGTACAAAGAAGTTGCAGGTATCATTCAAGAGCTAAACCCTACAGAACACAATAAAGATTGGCTCTACAAAGAGACGGAAAAGTTCTGTAAAGACAAAGCAATTTATAACGCAATTTTAAATTCAATTGCAATCATTGATGGTAGAGATGCGGCCAAGACTCAAGATGGTATTCCTCAATTATTGCAGGATGCACTTGGTGTTTGTTTTGACAACAATGTTGGACATGATTATATTGAGAATGCAGATAGTCGATATGAATTTTATCATAGGGTAGAATCAAGAACACCCTTTGATCTTGAGTATTTTAACAAGATCACAAATGGCGGGTTGCCTAATAAGACATTGAATGTTGTTCTTGCAGGTACAGGTGTTGGTAAGTCTTTGTTCATGTGTCACGTAGCAGCATCGACTTTGGCTCAAGGTAAGAATGTTTTGTATATTACTCTTGAGATGGCTGAAGAAAGAATTGCGGAACGTATTGATGCAAACTTAATGAATATTACTTTGGATCAATTGAAAGATTTGCCGAAGGCTATATTTGACAATCGAATTGAAAAGATTAGAAACAAGACTGAGGGTAGATTAATCATTAAAGAATATCCTACTGCTGGCGCACATACTGGGCACTTTAAGGCTTTGTTAAATGAATTGCAACTAAAGAAACAATTTAAACCTGCAATGATTATTATTGACTACTTGAATATTTGTTCGAGTTCAAGATTCAAATCTGGTTCAAATATTAATTCTTATACTTTGATTAAGTCTATTGCTGAAGAACTTCGAGGTTTGGCGGTTGAAGAAGATCTTCCTATTCTATCAGCTACACAGACAACTCGAAGTGGGTATGGAAACACAGATGTTGAACTAACAGATACATCTGAATCTTTTGGTTTGCCTGCAACAGTTGACTTTATGTTTGCTTTGATTTCGACTGAGGAACTTGAACAAACAAATCAGATTATGGTTAAGCAATTAAAGAATCGATATAATGACCCGACAGCTAATAAACGATTTATGATTGGTGTTGATAGATCTAAGATGAAATTATATGATTTGGAACAGTCTGCTCAAAAGGGACTAACAGATGCCAATTTGGATATTGATAGAGTTGACAAACCGCAAAAAAGCAATTATAATATAGGAGATGCGTTTAATAAACGGTCTAGAGATTTCTCATCTATAAAGTTATAAAAATGAAACAATATTGGTCAAACACAAACATTGCGAATTGGATTCGAGGTAGCATTAAGCCTACGTCTGCAACTAGTTCTGGTTGGCATAACTGGGAAAAAGACGCAAAAGAAAAACATCCAATTCGTTATTGGATTGTAGAAGAAGGTCTTGATAAAATCCAAACCTTTATTCGGTTACCGATGGATACATTATACAATGCAAAATATTACATTAACAATCGTTGGGTTACTCGCACTAATAGTCTTACTGCACATCCCAGAGACATCAAACCTGGTCAGTGGCAAGACGTGGGTAATCGCTTTTTGCCTTGCTTATTCAATGAGCTTGTGGAGTTTGTTGAGGTAGAAACAGCTTGGTTGCATATTGCATGGGATGACGAAGCAACTAAAAAATATAATCCCCCATTCTATGCCAAAGGTTGGTTCCGTTGGAGAACATGGCGTAGTCCTCAAGCTGGTTTAGATCATCTTGATTGGGCGGCAACACTTACCCATGAAGATGAAAATGGTAAAGTGGAAGACACAAGTCAAGCATCTTCTGCAAAAGAAATTAAAGAACTTTACTTGTGGTGGACTACAGTATACCCTAAAAGACCAGATGCCCATGAAGCAAGCGGATGGTCTGCATATTGCGAAAAACGTAGACAAAAAGCTGGGGGTGATCTATGGGGTCACGAAAATGAAACAGAAGAAGAACGAAAAGAATGTATGACTGCTTTAGATTTGTCACATAAAATTGAAGCAGAATATATGGCAGAGGATGAAGCAATGATGATTCGCCTCATTAAAATTAGACACGCACTTTGGACTTAAAGGAAATAAAATGACAAAGAAACAAGTTAAAAAAATTAGCGACAAACTATCAAAAGTTAACGATTCAATAACTATCAATTTATATGACAACGGATATATGGTTGAAGTCAGCGGAAGAGGGCTTGAC